GCCGCCCGTCATATTGCCAAATCCGCCTATGTCGATACCACTTAAATCTAAGCTGCCGAGATCAAAAGTGCTGCCGTCAGGCAACTGTATAGTATCTGCGGTATTTCCAAGATAATCACCTTGTCCAACCGTCTCGGCTATTGTTTCAATGCCTGTAGGCTCGCTTATATCAACTGTTTGACCGGGAGGCACCTGACCGGGACCATCCCTAGGTTCAACATAGTTAGAACCCATTTGTTCTCTGGGACTCATGGGCGATACACCACGTGTACCGCCAAAACCGGGTTCAACACCTCTACCTAATTCAGGATCACTATACAAAGACGGATCAACTGTAGGTGTTACAGGTGGTGGAACAACCGCTTCTGGTTTCACAACCGGTGGCGCAACAGGTTCTGCTTGTACAACCGGAGGGGGTACTTGCACCGGTGGTGGAACAACCGCTTCTGGCGGTGCTTCGGGCAAACTTCCAATACCACTTCTTGGTCCGCCTCGCATACCGTCCATGGCCAAAGGCTCTTCAAACTCATCTACAAAAGTAGGTGGTGGAACCTGAACAGGCGGGGGTGGAGGGGCTACTGCTGCCGGAGGAGGCGGAGCAGGTTGCATAACCGGTGGAGGTACTTGTGCGGGCGGCGCTACAGGAGGTGCCGGTGGCGCAGCCGGAATATTAAATTCTTGTTGTATCTGTGCAAGAATCTCTGGATCAATTTGAGGTATAGCCGGAGGCACTTGTGGTTGCACAGGTGGTGGTGGCGGTGGTGGAGCAACCGGCGCAGGAATTGGCGCAGGTGGTGGCTCTTTAACCTGTACCGGAGGTAATGGTTCCGGCATAAATTCTTGAGGTGGAGGCACTTGCACAGGAGGCGGTGCTTTCGGTGGTTCTTCAATTCTAGGGGGTGCTACTTGTACCGGTGGGGGTGGCGGTGGAGCAACCTCTTTGACCGGTGCTGGTGCTGGTGCGGGTTTAACCGGTGCCGGGGCAGGAGCAGGGATATTAAACTGTTGTTGTATTTGTGCTAATACCGCAGGATCAATCTGTGGAATAGGAATAGGTGTTTGAACCGGGGGTGCCACGGGAGCAGGTGGTGCTACACCTACGGGGATTTGTATAGGCTGCCCTTTAGGTGGAGCTATAACCGCTTGCGGTAGCTCTTGCGGGGGCATTGTATACAAATCAATTTCAGGAACGGGCGATACAGCCTGTTTGACCGGAGCCGCTGGTTTGGTTGGTATGCGAGGCTCTAACCCCTTACCTCTTCCTCTTCTTGCCATTTAGAAAACTCCTTGAAAACGTTGTGGCCGCGCAATTGGGCTAAAACCCTTTACCATTCCGCCACGTGCCATACGCTTGGCAGGCGTTTCTCCAGCCTTAGACAAAGCAATAGCAACTGCTTGATTCTGTGCATAGCCTTCGTCCATCAACTTCTTGATGTTCTGGCTTTTGGTTTTGTCGCTACTACCTTTCTTTAACGGCATCTTAACAACCTATGTAACTACCACCACGTTTTGCGGCACCCATGCCACGAGCGGTTTCTTTCCGAGTAGGTGACGCACCACTGTAATCAATTACAGATTTTGGTACAGAAACGTTAGCTGTCTTCCCATAAGGAATACGACCTTGCTTGTCGATCTGTGCATACTCTACTGGCTTTGGTGGCGCTTTTGGCGCTGAACCGTTTACTTTTACTTTACCTTTCATCTTAACCTCCTTCAGGTCTTTTAAATACACTACCGGGTGTCGAATACATAAGGTACGAACCCTGCTGCGGAGTCAGATACGATCCCACTCCTTGAAACTCTGGCGGTGTATACGTTGAATATTGTGTTGCTGTTTGTTGCGGATTTTGTGCGATAAATTCTTGATAGTCGGATTGACCCGCATTTTCACCTATACCCGTCAACTCAGTAAACGTAGTAGGCGGTGGGGTGTATGTAAAATCAGGCTGCGCTTGATACTCGGGTGTAACCGTCGCACCGGGTAAGGTAACGTCACCAACGTTAAAGCCGCCGGTAGTATCTACAGGTTGTTGGTTAAAAGGGCTGGTCATGTCAATAGGGTCAGAAGATACCGTATCCTGTGATTGTGTCTGAAAATTACCACCAGCACCTTGACCAATTACTGTATTACCTGTTCTTGTATATTCAGCAAGAAATCTTTGCGCATCGGCAAGTGCCGCCGCATGACCGGCTTCGCTGTAATCAATATCGGGGTTAGCCTCCTTGCGATAATCTTTCATAGCCGCTGCATAAGCAGATATGGCGTTTGCTGCCGCCACCTTTTCTTCACCCATCGGCATAGCTTGCATCTGTTCTAAGGAGATAACAGGTTCCGTAGGTTTAGTCAGATTCTCCGCGGCCCACGCTGCTTGTTGCTCGCGATATGTTACCAAAGCGCCTGCCGCAGCCCTTTTTTCAGGACCATCGGGCATGGCATTCATTTCTTGATGAGATATAGCAGGAAGCTGGGGTTTAACCGCGCCGCCTTCAGCATAAGCGTAGCTCAAACTTTTACCCATCATTATTGGTCACCTCGTTGCTTTAACATCTCACGCTCCATTGCAGACTGAATACGTGCCTGTGTTTGTGCTTCTTGTGACGCCAGACGCCTGTCAAACTGTGAACCACGCATTTGCTGGTTCTGTGCATCCAGTTCAACCTTGGCTTGGTCAATCGCTTGATCGGCCTGATCGCCTTGTGCCTTAATCTGTAACTCTTGCTCTTTAAGCTGAACCAACGGATCAGGAGCCCCGGCACCTGACAGTTCGCCAGATAGTTGTTTAACCTGCTGCAATCCTTCTGCTACAAACTGAGCAGTCATCTTCTCAACTTCTAACATTTCGTCATCTGTTGCAGGTTGGCCACCTTTTTGTTGCACTTGTTGTAAATATGCAACAGCCGCTTGTTCTTTAGCAGCAATCTGTACGTGTTCCATAACATGCTTCTGCAAGCTAATAGCAACAGGAGGCATACCACCAACCATAGGTGATGCGCCAAATACCAAGTGTGCAGTAATGTGCGCCTGATGGTTCTGTCCTTCAAAGGCATGTAGCTCCAACATATCTAGAGCGTTAATATTTTCCTGTGCAGGATCAATAGGTACAGGCTCATCTGTCGGAACCGCTTTCATTATACGGTCAACGTCAGTTACGCCAAGTGCCTCGTACATATCCCGATACACTTCGTTTAAATTGTGAAGCTCCGGCGCTTGTGACGCCAGTTGTAGTTTAGTCTGCGCCATTACAATACGCTGCGCCTGACTAAATACGTTAGGATTACTAACCGGTACTACGTCTACACGGTCATCAAAGTCCTCCCGCATGATGCTTTCGTCACCACCCGGTACAGTATATGGATACTGCTGGGGTAAACTTTCAGACATCACACGCGCAAGAATCTTAAACTCCTGCTTCATTGCATAGTGCAAACGCTTATGCACAGCACTCATTACACGAGTACCCTGCTCCATCATAGCGATGGTTGTACCTACCGCAGCTTGCTGATTACCGTCACCAACCTTGAGGTCCGTGATCGTCGCAAAACGCTGTCCAGCCTCTACTACAAAACCAAGTAGGTTAAATAATGTTTGGTCAGGACCTTTAAATGGCAGCGGCATAAGGCTGTCACGTATAGCCCCTCCGGGTGCGTCCACATCTCTGAACTCACCGGGCTGCAACGGATCGTCATCGTCCCTGATCCGTAGTCCGCGGGCCTTGAAGCCTGCTGGCAGATTAGACAACGTACCGGCGTCGATTAACTGTCGCAGCGCCGCTGTAGCGGTTCGTGACAAACCACCAATCGTATGGATCAAACCTAACCCGTAGAAACCGAATCCCGGTAAAAACTTAAAGTGGGTAAAGTATTGTATCTTTCTTTTTAACTCGTCATCTTCTTGGTAATTACGACGGATCGACAACACCTGACCATTGTCCTCGGACAACGTTACAACGTAAGGAACCTTAATACCTGTGGGTTCGCCCTCGTCATCAAGCTCTTCGTAACCTTCCAAGTCTAAATCGACGTGGCATTCTAAAATTGTGCAGTCATAATCTATCTGATTAGGCTCCAGACCTTCAATACGGTCCATCTCACCTTCTAAATCAGACAATTCTTTCTGTGCTGGGATAACTTCAACGTCTAAATACGAGCCACCAATCTGTCGTTTGCGCAGATCGTTAAGTGACATACGCACTACTTGCGTAATATTAGGACATGTTTCGAGGTCCGAGGTCTCATAAGGAACAACCAAGTTCTCCGCTGGGACAAACTTAGATACCGCACGACCTAACGTTTCATCAAAATAAGTCTTTTTAAACGTAGAACCCGCCAACGGGAGATAAAACAACATCTGATCCATGTCAGGTGTGTATTCTTCCATAACACTCGTGATGTAGTAGTTCATAAACTGACGTACACGCGAGGCTTGCTGGTTCTTAGAAGTGGATTCTTTGCCCATAACTACAGTACGGACGGGACCCGAAGCAGGTAATAGCTCGTTAAAAGCTTGTGCTTGGAACTGAGTAGCCGCTTCAGCAAGTAACGGGTGCGTTACTGCGGAGGCTCCACGAAAAGGCTGAGTACGCTCATCGTAAGTAAAGCCTAAAAGCTCTAAACCGTTAGTATAAGCATCTTCCCACTCTTGGCGACCTGCTTTGTTAGCATCAAACTCACCAAGCAAATCACTGGAAATACGTGCCAACTCTCTGTCTGGCATCTCTTCTGCCAAGTTAGCATAAAAATCTTCGCTGACACCACGCTGGTCCTGTGGGTCAAAATCAATAACGACACCGCCGTCATCTTCTGGGCTTATCTCAATGGAGCCAACATCTTCAGCTTCAATGTCTGCCATCACTACGTTAGCACTATCGGGCAATTCGATCTCTACTTCAGCCGCTAAATCGTCCGGGTCTAACTGTGATGGTACGTCCATCAACCCTGCGTTTGGTTTACCATTTGCCATTGCTACTCCTAATATTCCGATATGAAGTAGCCGTACTGATCTCTGGGTATATAGAGATCGGGGCCCTTCTCGGGACTCTTGAAACTACGATCATTCGCAGAACGTCCCATAATTACATCTAGCTGTTTAAATATCTTTGCGTCTACCATCTTTGCTAACTGAGCAGGCGTCGCATCTATACCAGCCGCTTTAAAAATTGAAATACCTACCGCGTTGTTCCGCTTATCCATAGCACGATGTAGGCGATTTGAGAAACCAATATCTTCTCCAAGGTTTCCTACCGTCATTGCGGTCTTTGGGCCGTAGTCCGCGGCCATCAAAGCACTACCCAACATGTGCCCACGAGTGTCCGCTAGTTCTTGAGGGGTGGGTAAATCTTGGCGACCGGCTGGCCGACCATGACGATTTGGACCCTCTATAGGGTCTTGAACTAACGGATAGTCGTAGTCTTGTTGAAGGGTTTCGTAAAAAGTATTACCTTCCGGATAATATGTTTCACGGGCCTCGGAATTTGGATTACCAGATGCTCTTATCTCAGA